AGCAGTTAAAGCTTTTGCGGATTCAGAGTTAGAAGCAACACGCTTAACCACGGCAGTTTCCAATCTAGGCTTAGCCTTTGCTGCTCCTCAAATTGATCGCTACATTGACAACGTAGAACTGGCAACAGGCGTTAATCGTGATCTTTTGCAGCCGTCATTCCTTACATTACTTCAGACCACAGGATCACTTACTAAAAGCCAAGAGCTGCTCAACCTTTCCTTAGATGTTGCAGCCGGTACAGGTGAAGATGTTGCTAGCGTAAGCACAAAATTAGCACAGGCTTATGTGGGCAACGCTAAGGGTTTGCGTAGTCTTAACCTTGGTCTGACAACAGCAGAATTAAACAGCGCAGACTTTGAGACTATTCAGAAGCGCATTACAGAGTTGTTTGCAGGACAAGGTAAAGCAGCAGCTGAGTCCTATGTAGGACAGATGAACAAACTTACTATTGCATCTGAGCAAGCTTCAGAGATTATTGGTAAGGGTTTAGTTGATTCTCTACTTATCCTTAGCGAGAATACCTCTGTCGATGATCTTGCTTTGGATATGCTTGATGCTGCTCGCAATACAGCAGCGTTTACTAAGAGCGTTGTTGATCTAGCAAAAGCAATCAATGCACCTGTAAAAGGTCTTGCCGAAGTAATCGCAGAATTTGTGAAAAAGACAGATCCATTTGTAGATCTTATTATTGAGGGTGATCCTTCTGGTTTCATGACAAAGAAACCACCATCATCATTAGCTGCACCTAATACTGGATTCAATGGCAAGACTTTCTATGCAGATGCTCAAAAGAACGCAGATGCTTTAGCAGAAGCAGAACGTGAAGCCAAGCGTAGAGCTGCTGAGTTATTGGCGATCAAGCGCAGACAGCAAGCTTTAGAAGCCAAGATTCTAAAAGATAAGCGTTTAGGACTTCTTATAGACAAGGCTAACCTTGCACTTGGTAAGGGTCAAGATGTCTTTGATATTGATAAGATCCAGAATGCAGCAGCTCTTGCTAACCAAGCAGAGCAACTAGGCAAGGCAACTAACGGCTCACAGATTCTACAAATCGCCAACGACACTGCTCGCCTAAATGTCAAGAAGTCTATCTCTGATCTAGAAGATGCCATTGCTAAAAAGGATGAAGCAGCTATTGTTGCAGCAACTAAGAAGCTGAATGCAGACCTTGGAATCCTTGCTGCTATGACTGGACAAGATGCAAAGCTCACCACCATTAAATCAATCCTTGACAGCCTAAAACCTAAGGATCTCATCAACTTAGATAACCTAGAAAAGGCATTGGCTTTGTTAAAGCAGATCGCTCTCGGTAGCGGTTCAACTGGATCATCCTTAGCCGCTCCTTCAATGCCTAAGAGCCTCCAACCTAGACCAATGGGATCGGGCTATCTAACAGAGCCTAGAGCCTTTACTAATGAAGAACTGCAATACTTTGAAGCTGCTAGTGAGTATCAATTTAGTGGCATGCTACCTGCTGCATCCTCATCTTCCGGCACATCTGGCAACACAATAATTGTTAATACAGGCATTGGCGATCCTAACGCTATTGCTGAAGCTATTGATCAAGTCCTCACAGATGCAGCCCAACGTGGCACATTAAGGCAGTACGCGACTCCATGACATGGCTTCCAGAATGGCGCGTAACAGTAGGTGATGATGTCTATACGACTGTTACCTCTGTCTCTTTCGCATCTGGTCGCTTAGACATTGACCGACAAGCCACAGCAGGTTACTGTCAAGTACAGATCATCAACGCAACAAATGCACCCTTTACTATAAATGTCACAGAGCCAATTACTTTAGAGCTTAAAAACAGCGGTGGCACTTATGTCACTGTATTCGGTGGCGAGGTATCAGACTTTAACATCGGAGTGCGTAGCCCTGAGGAAGTGGGCTACATCACTACAGGCACTATCTTGGGTATTGGCTCACTGGCTAAACTTACTAAGGCTATCTATAACACAGCCCTTGCAGAAGGTTTAGATGGCGCACAGATTGCAGCCATTCTAGGCGGTGCGCTTAACCTGACATGGGCAGAGGTCACACCTACTGTTACTTGGGATACATACCCTGCAACTGTCACATGGGCAGATGCCGAGTCTTACATTGGCACAATTGATTCAGGCTTCTACACGATGATTGCTTTAGCTGCTAACGCTTCTGCTAAGTCGCAAACCCTTGCAGACCAGATTGCTAACAGCGCATTGGGTCAGATCTACGAGGAAAAGGACGGAGATGTTTCCTATGACGATGCAGACCACAGATCTAACTATCTCTCAGCAAATGGCTTTACTAACATCGATGGGGCATATGCAACACCAAGCTCTATCACCAGCACAACTCAGATTGCTCGCATCCGTAACAGCCTTATCTATCGCTACGCCACAGGATACGCCAGCACCTACAGTACCTCAGATACCGACTCTATAGCCTCTTACGGGCTCTTTGAGAGGTCATTCGACTCTAACATCAAGAACCTTGCAGACATCACGGAAATCGGCACTAGAGAGCTTAATCTGCGTAAGAACCCACGCGGGTCATTAGGAGCGATTACCTTCCGCCTAGACAACCCAGACATGCCAGATTCAATGCGCAATGACCTTATTGGGGTGTTCTTTGGTCAGCCTGTCTTGATTAACAATCTGCCTAGTAACCTTCTAGGTGGGCAGTTTGATGGCTTTGTGGAGAATGTGGCACTTAGGGCTACTCCTAGCTTTACTGAGATCACCCTTTATGTCTCAGCGACAGACTTCTCATTATCAACGACACAATGGGAAACAGTAATTCCAGCCACCCTAGATTGGGCTGGCGTAAATGCTATACTAACATGGACTAACGCGACAGGAGCTTTAACCTAATGGCAACTACCACCCCTAACTATGGCTGGACAGTTCCAACATCCAGCGACCTAGTAAAGAATGGCGCAACAGCCATTGAGACACTTGGCGATTCTGTCGATGCTTCACTTTGGTCATCTGGCTATGGTCAAGCTGGTAAAAATAAAATAATTAATGGAAACTTTGGTATCTGGGCGCGTGGGACAAGTTTTACAAGTCCTTCAACAACTTATACCGCAGATAGATTTACGGCATCGGTTACTGGAACAAGTCCAGTAGTATCTCGCCAAACATTTTCACCCGGAACTGCTCCAGTTTCAGGATACGAAAGTCAGTATTTTTGGCGCGCTGCAACTGCGGCAGATACAAATTATGTTGAGATTCAACAGAAAATTGAAGATGTTAGAACCTTTGCAGGTCAAACTGTCACATTGTCATTTTGGGCTAAAGCCACTTCATCAGTTACTTTTACTCCATTACTGCGTCAAAACTTTGGTTCAGGTGGTTCAGCTAATGTTGATGCTACTGGTACAGCACAAGTAATTTCATCGGCATCTTGGACACGCTATTCAGTTACTGTAACTTTGCCATCAATTAGCGGCAAGACAGTAGGCACATCAAGTTTTCTTGGAGTTATTATTTACTCAACTGCTGGAGCAGAAGCATCAAACACTATCGATTTCTGGGGGATCCAGCTTGAGGTTGGAAGTTATGCAACTCCATTCCAGACTGCAAGCGGTGGAAGCCCACAGGCTGAGCTGACTATGTGCCAAAGATATTATTGGCGCGCAAGTGGTGAAAGCACACAGTATTTTGGAACAGGTTGTACAACTTCAACCACAGCAGCCCAGATTTTTGTACAGAATCCCGTACCAATGAGAGTTAAGCCTTCTTCAATAGATACATCAGGATTAAAGGTGTTTGATACAAACACTTCTGCAAGTGCCACCGCCGTAATTGGTTGGAACGCACCTTTTGGAACACGCGTTGATTGTAGTTTTACTGGCTTGACTGCTAATAGAGCTGCATTTTTGTTTACAGATTCAACAGGACATCTAGGATTTAGTGCGGAGCTATAATGACAAACATTGAAACAGTTGAAAACTTTGACGGTATTGAGCAAGTAATCATCGACAATGGCGATGGTTCATTTACTTCTATGGCTAAAGCAACCTACGAGGCTATGCAAGCAGATGAAGCCACAGCTAAGTAAAGCTGCTAAGCAACTACGCGAGCAGTTCGATGACTCGTTCCCAGATCGTGACCGCACATCGGATGGCTGGATCGGTGACACAAGACACGCTGCTCGCAAGTCTGATCATAATCCAGATGAGCAGGGCTGGGTTCGCGCCATTGATGTGGACAAAGATTTATTCAAAGGCGGAAAGCCCGACATCATGGGCGATCTTGCTGATCAGCTTCGTACCTTATCAAAGGCAAAAGCAGACAAGCGTATTGCTTACATCATTTACGATGGACGAATCTGCTCGCACATCCTCAACTGGAAGTGGCGCAAGTACACAGGGGCTAACAAACACACTAAGCACATTCATGTTAGCTTTAAGAAAGAAGCTGATAATGACGGGGCTTTTTTTCAAGTACCTATGTTAGGAGCAAGTAATGAATGAACTAAAGACAGCAGCAGGATCTTGGGCAAGAGCCTTCCTAGTCGCAGCAATCTCAATGTACGCAGCAGGAGTAACAGATCCACAGGCTCTTATCGCTGCCGGTATCGCATCGATCATTCCACCTGTACTGCGTTACCTATCTCCTAACGATCCTTCAATGGGCATTAAGAAGTGACACAGAGCGACTTCTTCACGCTCTACCTTGCAACCATCGCAGCACTTGGTGGCTTGTCTGGCTATGTAATTACTCATCTGTTGTCTGAGATCAAAAGACTCAACACGCGAGTCGATGAGATCTATAACATATTACTTGACAGGTAACATTCTGCTATGGCAAGAAAAGCAACTAAGGCATTAGAAGAGCAGGGCTACTCAAAGCTGGATGCTTATTGCATTGGGCTTTATGAATACTTCCTATCGTTAAAACGAGCAGGCTTTGCAGAAGATATTGCTATGTTCATGATTACAGAGCCACAGGCATATCCTCATTGGATTCTGCCAGATCAAGTACCGCCTGAGAAGTTAGGCGATTACGAAGACGAGGATGACGATTAAGCGAATCGTAGTAGTCAGCGATCTTCAAGTGCCTTACCATGATCGCGTAGCCACACGCAACCTTGCTTCTTTTATCTCTAAGTTTAAGCCTGACCAAGTAGTAACCATTGGCGATGAGATTGACCTACCCCAGATCAGTAAGTGGGAAGAAGGGCGGATGGGCTCATATGCCCAGACCCTAGACGATGATCGTAATGAAGCAGTACAGCTTCTCTGGGATT